CGACTACGCAGCCATTGTCAAGGGTGGCGCAAGTGAGGCATCGATGCGGCGTTTTGAGGAGAGCATGCGGTCGCTGCACCAGGGGACTCGCAAGAGCGGACGCATGGTGACGATCAGCGGCGACATCCAACTCATGCCGCTCAATTTCCCAAGCAAGGATCTGACTGGTCGTGATGACATCGTCGAGGAGATCTCTGCGTGCTTCGGCGTGCCAGTCTCCATGCTCAAGGCGAACGACCCGAACCTCGCATCGGCGCAAGCTGGATACTCGATGTGGCGTGAGACGACCATCGCTCCGATTTGCCGCATGGACGAGGAGACGCTGAACAGTCGACTGCTTCCGTTGTTCGGCATTCACGAAGATGCATATCTTGCATACGACAATCCAGTGCCCGAGAACCGAGTTGCAGACTCTGCCGAGCGATCGGTCGCAGTTGCTGGCGGATGGCGCACACCAAACGAAGCGAGGCTCGAAGAGGGCTACGAAGCACTCGAGACACCACACGCCGACATGCTCCATGTGAACGGCTTGCCACTCGGTGGAGTTCCACCAGTCTCACCGTTCGGCGCACCTGCTGCGCTGCCTGCGTACTCCGCACCTGCACCTGCACCTGCACCTGCACCAGTCGACGAGCCTGCGCAATTGCCACCGACCGCAGAGGTTGAACAGCCTGCAGCCAAGGCGTTGTCAGATGTTGACACGACACCGACTGACGAGATGGCGACACTCGCACTCCGTGGACTCAAGTATCGTGAAGAGTTCGGTCGTGGTGGAACTGCCGTCGGCGTTGCACGAGCAAGGGACATCGGCAACATGGTTTCGCTTTCACCTGACACGGTCGGACGCATGAACAGTTTTTTTGCTCGCCACCGTGTGGACCTCGACGCAGTCGGCGCACGGTCAGGCGACGAGGGATATCCAAGCGCAGGTGCAATTGCGTGGATGTTGTGGGGTGGCGATCCGAACAGTCCTGACGGTGCAGGAGTTGCATGGGCTGCACGCAAGGCGGAGGAACTCGCAGGCGCAAGCAAGGGTAATGCCGAAATCATGTTGCAAGAAATGGCACGAGAAGAAAAGATGGCGAATGCACGAATCAAGATCGCAGCGATGGAGGCAAAGGCGTGGGACGCAGTTCAGCAACAACCAAAGATCGATGCGCTGCAAGCAGAACTCGATGCGATGAAGGACCGCACGCAGTCACTTGATGAAATCGTCACGATGCTCACGGAAGCACTCGGAGATGAGGCGTGAGCGACAAAGAAAAGATCAAGGCGGCCGTGTCCAAGTTGAGGCGTAAAGATCCTCGAGTGATCGCCATTCGCAACATGATTGCGCTGGCGAAGGCGAAAGGCACACCAGGGGACACAGGCAAGGACGGACTCGACGGCATTCGTGGTGCAGACGGCATCAACGGCATGAACGGCATCGACGGTCTGCGTGGTGCGGACGGACTGCACGGCGCAAAGGGACTCGACGGATCGAAGGGCGAGATCGGCGCAGTCGGTCCGCAAGGAGACAAAGGCGAAGCGGGGATGATTTGGCGTGGCACATATCGCAATGACATCGAGTACGACATCGGCGATGTTGTCGGCGTAAGTGGATCGGCGTATGTGTGCGTCGCTGCAACGAACCAAGCACCTCCAGTCGGGTTCGGTTGGGAGTTGCTCGTATCTCGTGGTGCGCAAGGCATCCGAGGCATCAAGGGCGATGATGGAGTTGTTGGTCCAGCCGCAGCGGGCACGCTCACGGGCACAACGCTTGCGGCAAATGTTATGGATTCAAGTCTGGAAACTGTTGGAGTGCTTCTAGCGTTGTCGGTGACAAACCCAATCAATGGCAGCATCGTCGGAAACGCAGCGACTGCAACAACTGCAGGAACGGTGACAACGGCTGCGCAGCCTGCGATCACATCCGTTGGAACGCTGACAGCCGTGAACACAAGCGGCGTGATCACAGGAACAAACACAACCGCATCGACATCGTCGACCACAGGCGCAGTAATCATCGCAGGTGGCGCAGGCATTGCGAAAGACTCGTACATCAACACGGTTCGAGTCGGACTTGGTGCAGCAGGGTTAAACAACACCACGCTTGGCGCAAGCACGGGACAACATTTGACTGCAGGATCAGGAGGTTGCACGATTGTTGGATTTCAGGCTGGATTTTGGAACACAAGCGGAAACGGAAACACCAGTGTCGGTCAAAATTGCTTGCTCAATACTCGCACAGGCAGTTGGAACACTGGGCTTGGAATCAACTCGCTCCTCACAAATGAAAGTGGATCGCACAATGTCAGCGTTGGACTCGAAGGTCTCTACAATGTGACAAGCGACAGTAATACTGGCATCGGTTCAAACAGCGGATACAACCTTGCAGGCGCAAGTACAAACAATATCTGCATCGGATACATCGCTGGAAAGTTTCACGCAGATGGCACAACTGCGTTGACCGCATCAAGTAACTCGTGCTACTTGGGAGCAGGATCACGAGGTCTAAACAACAGCGACAGCAACTCGATTGTCATCGGTTCGTCGGCAATCGGCATCGGTGCAAACAAAACAGTCATCGGCACATCGTCAACCACAGAATCAAAGTTGTTCGGACAGTTGACGCTCGATGCGACCGCTTGCATCTCCGCAGCGTCTGCAACTTCGCTTGCGCTCAAGACAGTAGTTCCTGCTGGAACTGGTGTAACGCCGACGATACAAATCATCTGTCCATCGTCGGCAACGGCATTAACAAGTGGAACTGCTGCACAAAATGTTTTCTCTCCAGTTGGCTTTGACACAATATCTGTACGGGCTGCAACGACATATATGTTCGATGGTATCTACATCATCAGAACAACAGGAACAGTGACGCACACAACCTCAATGAGTTTTGCACTTTCAGGAGGCGCAAGTATCACCAACTGTTCTTGGACGACTCTATCTTATGTGTTGAGTTCTACGCCTGCTGCACCTTTAACAGCGCAATACCATAATTTCTTTAATGCCGTTGCTGGTGGAATTTTTGTTGCGACAAATACAAGTGCGTTTGTCATTGTAAAATTTGAGGGCATAATGAGAGTCAATGCTGCTGGAAATGTTGTGCCTCAAATCACATTCAGCGCAGCACCAGGTGGAACGAACACACTTGATATTGGTTCGCATCTCAAGTTTTACCCCATCGGTTCAAACACAATTGACAGCGTAGGGACGGCGATCGGATGAGTCACGCCAAGTCCTGCCCATGCAAGACCTGCAAGTCTGCGAAGCCACCGCTCTGGTGGATCGACTTCACCGCAGAGAAGCAGGTGATCATCAAGGACGGCATCACGGAGACATTCGAGGCGACCGAGGCTCGAGCAGTTCGTGCATTCGCCGAAGGCATTCAACAGGACATCGACAAGGTGATCGAAGAAGTCTCACGCAAACTCTCCGCATCCATTCGTGCAGGTGACACCGTCACACAGCGACAACTCGAAGAAGTCCAGGCAGCACTCAAGGCATCGCAGAAGAAACTCATCGACGATCTTGCGAACACGGCCAAGCCGTACGCACAAACAATCGCAGAGGCTGGACTGAACCAAGGTGCATCACTCTTGCCGAGTGGATCGCTTGATCTCAATCTGCTCTCCGGCAAGGCTTCCGAGTTCGTTGTCGAGGCGACCAACCGTGCAGCCATTCGCATGGCACGATCAGTCTCCGACTCACTCGCCGAGCGTGTGTCGAACATCATCCGCATCGGCATCGAGGAGACAGCGACAGGCACAGATGTGATCGGGCTGCTCGAGGAGGCAGGCTTCGACGAGAACCGTGCGCAGACGATCGCACGAACAGAGTCTGCTCGTGCGTACACCGATGGACAGAATGCAGCGTGGGAGGCGAGCGGAGTTGTGAAGGGCAAGACATGGCTCGTGTCTCCGTACGCTTGCGAGTTCTGCGAAGCCGCTGCGAAAGAGTTCGGCGAGAAGTCGGTCGGCGTGAAGGATGCGTTCTACGAGCGAGGCGCAACCATCACAGGCGCAAGTGGCGCAACTATGGCACTAGACTTTGA